CAACCACACCAATAACAGCACCACTAGTAGTATTAGCTGACACGATACTAGCTCGAACATATCGTTTCTTTCCTACATAACCAACATCTTTGGACAAGTTGTCGTCAGTGTCCGCAGTGAATGATGGCAATCCACCAATAAGGTCTGTAGATGCAACAGTAGCTGCGTCAGACAAGGCAGAATCATCACCATGCTCGACAACAAGGGTGTAATCACCGTCACTTACTGTTCCAGTAACCAAGCTGAAAACCAATGATGCGAACCCAGCTGAATCAATAATATTACCAACAGTCGTGGTGTTTGTAGCAATAGAACCAAAGTTTAAACCTACCTCGGTTGAAATTGAACTCTTTAAATCATAATCCATTTTTTAATTCTCCTAGATTACCCCACGATCAAACGTGGGGCATAACAATAATTCTATTAAGCTTTGATTTTTAACAATGCAAATGCTTCAGGCAATACAACTTTACCAGTTAGGTATCGGAACCAAGTGTATTCAATAACACGTTGCTTCTTTAATCGGTAAGGGTCTTGAACAAGTTCTAGGTCTACACTGTCAAGAATATTGTATCCTGAGAAAAAGTCACCAAAACCAACAACAATATCGCCAGCAGTTTGGCCAGTTAGTCCGGTTAGCTTGTCCATATCTTGCATGATGACATAAGGAAACTCATTGATAGTGTTAGGGGCATCACCCATACCAGCTTTCCACAAATAACCATTGTTAGTCCCTTCACGCTCAGTTTTTAAGTATGCCAATGTTTCACGGCTTAAAAAATAAACTGGATTATAAGCATCACTTACTTTAGCCGAAAGCAAAACAACGTCATCAAATGTAATCTCACCAGCTGTAGCAGTATCAAACGAGGGAACGGAAGAATTTACCAAAACACCCTCTGGGGCTTTAACGCCTGTACCTTTTAAAAAGTTTCGCCCTTCAGCTTGTGCAAATGCTAGTACAGCATCACGTTGAATTTCATTAGCCATATCAAAACCAGCAAAATTAAGCTGATCTCGTGTAACAGGGGTAGTTACTTGCAAGGCGTGAGCTGTCAACGCTTCTGACCCGTATGCAGATTGGCTGTCCCCACCTTCCTCAAGCTCACCTTCAAACAAAGCAGTTGGGATTCCAGTTCGAACTGGGACATTTAGAGTTTTAACGCCAGCCACAGATTGAACACGGGCTAAACGGCGAACATCCGAAATTTCCTCAACTTGTCGGGCAATTTCAGTTGACAAAACTTCAGGAACCAAGTACCCACCGTTTGCACCAACATCTGTTCGTAATGTTTTTTGCTCAGATTCGGACAAAGCAGCTACATCCCAAGATTTGACCAAGGAATTAAAAGCCTTATATTCGGCAGACTCTTTGTAGTTTTTTGGGGCTTCAACAGATTTCTGAGAAATAGCCAACTCCAAAGTTTCTAAACGCTCTTGTGCTGCTTTCAACTCGTTAGCTGATTCAACAGACTTTAACGTCAGCTCTTTATTCTTTTCTTCATAAGCATCAATATCTTTTTGAATTGCTTCAATTTTAGATTTTTGCTCACCAGTTGCACCTTCGATGCTTTTCAACCCTTCTAATACTGCACCTAACTCAGCATTAGCTCCTTGTTCGGTAGTTTTTACTTCTACACTCATTTTTTTACACTCCTGTAATTATCTAATAAAACAATAAATAAATTGATTATGCTCTATTCATTGCGATAGATAACTCATTTCGAGTGTTGACAAATCTATGATATTTAATATATCACAGTTTTGCTTGTATATTTTGTAAACTCGATTTTATTTCTGACAACAAAGCCTCAGCTGCTTTCTTTTCAGCATCAATAATTTTGTCGGCAATATCTTTTTTGTCTTGAATTTTTTTAACACAGGCTAAAAACGCAGTTGCTTCTTGGTTGCTTAATCCGTAGGCTTTTAAAAAGTCAGATGCATCCTTGATATGCCCAAATTGTTCAAACTGTTGAACCATGTTTTTTTGCAAGGGGCTATCAACGCCATCAATCTTGTCATAATATTTATTAATTGACTCCACAGCCATGCTAATGTCATCAATACCATCCACTGACTTACGCCCTTTAATTGCTGCACTAGCTAAAAACAACGCTTTAGGGATTATTTGTAACTCACCGTCAACAACATCAGCAATCTGGTACGCCCCTTCTTGTTTTTTCTCGTCATAGAATAAGAACGCTGTTTTTTGTTGGTCTACTGGCAATTCTTTTTGGACACGTTCCAATGCTTCAGACGGTACCCAGGCATATTCTTTTTCATAAATAGGCAAGTTGTCTTGAAATGGGGTAAATGCTTTACTTGTAATAGCTGCTTCTGGGTTCATGGGTATAGTAACCAATGATACCTCATACAAATCAACAGACTTAATCATTCGAACATTAGCCCCGTTGTATTTTTCATAATCAGCATCTTTAATTGAAAAACCAATAGACATATCATTGATAGACCCTATTTTCATTTGGGGGATAATACGATCAGAAACAAATTTATCATCCCTTGGCATCTTCCCTTTAACGTAAAGTCCTTTCTCGTCCTCATACGCATCAACAAATACACCTATAGGCATATCCATTTTATGTTGCCACAACAACTTAGGCATTTGCCCCTTTAAGCTTTCAACAAAAGCCCCTTTTACGACAACATCATTCCCACGGTCGATATTCCCAAATGTTGATCCGTACCCTTCAAAATAAAAATAATCGGGGTCATCATTGTTAAACTCTTTTATTTCAAACGACAGATTTTTATATTCTAAGTTTTTATTTTCCATTTTCACTCCATTATACACCATATAGACTACTACACCGACAATTTATAATATTTCCAAGCGATGCCCCCATGCTTGTATCGCTGGGATACATCAAATATTCACCATTGACAATATACGGATCATTCATATTTTGCGTTTGCCCATCAGCCATTGCATGCCCCCCTCGTGTTCGATCATCTAAGATAGCCGCCCATTCTTTCTTGACATCAGGATTCCCAGTAACAACGCCATCATTAATACTGCTAGGGTCAACGTCCCCATTCCTAGATATTACCGCTGCTTCAATATTTTTAGAACGTTCAGCCATAAACTGGGTTTCTGTTAATGCTATCATGGCATACCTTGACTTAAAAGCTTTATCCAAGCCTTTATTTATTTCATCACGAACCTTAGTTCCAGATTCCTTGGCCTTTTTTGTTGCTTTGGCAGCAGTATCTTTAATGTTATCATTTGTGGTTTCTATTAATTGCAATGCCCTTCGCTGAATAATGCTTTCAACAAACGCCAACGCAATTAATACAGACGTAGCCTTAATCTTTTCGTCTTCCTCCTCTTGCTCCTGTTTATACTCAATTCCTTTAGCTTCTAAACTTTTTCTATACGAATACTTGCCCTCATTGATAAAATTGCGTATAACACGCTTATAGTGCCTTTCAAGCAGCGTTTCTGTTTGTTTTTGATATATATCTGCGTTAATTAACAGCCCAGTAGCAGTATAGAACGATACCACATCTGTTTTGATCTCGTTAAAATACGACACTAGATCACGGTTTAATGTTTTTTCTAGTGCAAGTTTAAGCGTTAAGTTTCGCTTTGCTCTTTTATTTTTTTCCGATGTAGTCATTCCATAAATTGTTTAGGTAGTCTTCCGAATATTCACCACTTAAAGACTTTATTTGATCTACCCATTGGCTTTTTGCGCCTTGGTCTTGGTAGGGGTCTTGGCTGATTGGTATTTCTGACATAGGTCGGTACACCTCATCCCCATGATCTGGCAATGGCTGGTACCCTAATCTACTTCTCATTTCGTTTACAGTAAGGACGTTTGCTAGTTTAAGCATACGGACTTCCTCGGCTTCTCTTAGTTTCATTGCAGAAACTTTTGAAGCGTCACATACAATTCGGTGTTCTTTTTTTAAAAGCCCTCTGCTTATAAACGATTCGGATATTCCGTCAAAAATTGCGTTAAATGTTGGGAATACTGCGTTTTCGTACAAAGCATATAGGGCTGTTTGGTAGTTATTGTAAGTTTGTGAGCCTGAGTTTACCAACGGCTCTGGGATATCGTATCGTTGATAAATTGCCATTTTAGATTGCTCTTTATTCTCGTTGGCCTGCATATCCCTATTACTTCGATTGCTATGCATGTGAAAGGCCACGTCCTTAGAGTTTATCGCCATCATGCGCCCCTCATTTTGTGCGCCTGCATAGTAATTACTTAAATCCTTTTTAAACATTTCAAATTCTGCTGTATTATTAAAGTGCGTTTGAATAATACCAGCCCCAGAATACCCTCTATCCAAATAAGCAGCGACTTGTAATAGGGATTTTTCAACAATTTGAGCATCTTGGGCTAGGGCTATTAGCTTTGACGTTGCTTTTGTTTCATTTTGCCCTAAATAACCCTTTATGTGAATTAATTCCCCTAATCCGTTAGCCCCAACAATTCGCCCATCGTTTTCATTGTGTCTTTGTAAATACATGCCATTGATTGATGAATAAAACCCTGTGTTATTTACTGTGTAATTCCGAACCCCCTCTGTCTCTGTGATTGTAACTGATCTATCACATACTGGCGTTATGTACTTGGATTTATAGTTTGTATTATTCGACA